ATTCAGTTGTAATAAGACGATTAAATTTACCCCATTGAATAGCAGCAACTCTATGAGATTCAGATAATTCAGCAAATCTCAAGAAATTACTAATAGTAGAGATAACAGCAACACATAAACCAATAGTACCAATAATAAGATTAGCATAATCAATACCTCTAAAAATTTGATCCATACCATAATTAGCAGTACCAGAAATAGTACTTAAAATAATGATAGGTATAGCAAAAAACATATTTCTTTTTTTAAAAAATTCATAAGTATTATCATGTAACCAAAAATAACAATTTGCTATATCAGCCCATTTAGCTAATAATTTTTCATGATCATTTGTCCATTTTATAGTTTTATCATTATCATTTATTGTACCTGTTGCAATATTTGTATTTATATTACTACTCATATAATAATAATATAATAAATTTATTATATTATTATATTAAAAAAATTATCTAAATAATCGTCTAATCAAACTAAATAAATAATATATACCATATAATATAAATAATATTAAACATACAAATAAAAATTTATTACAACGTTTTATTATTTTACTATCATTTGATATCAATATTATTATTAAATTTATTATAAATGTTAATATAACTATTATCATAAAATAATTTAAATATGTTAATAATCTATTTACCAATATATGATTATTTAATATATTTATATTATCTATCTCCATATTCTGTATATTTAATGGTGATAAATTTGATTGTATTATATCTCTTGATATTAAATTATTAGATTGTATAATATTTGGTTGTATTAAATTATTTGGTTGTATTAAATTATTTGGTTGTATGATATCTGTTGATGTTAAATTATTAGGTTGTATTATATCTCTTGATATTAAATTATTAGATTGTATAATATTTGGTTGTATTAAATTATTTGGTTGTATTAAATTAGGTTGTATTAAATTATTAGGTTGTATTAAATTAGGTTGTATGATATCTGTTGATATTAAATTATTTGGTTGTATTAAATTATTAGGTTGTATGATATCTGTTGATATTAAATTATTAGGTTGTATGATATCTGTTGATATTAAATTATTAGGTTGTATATAATTGTTTTGATTATAAGGATAATTATTAAATGGAATATTAAAATTACTATACATAATTTAAATAATTATAATAATATAAATAGAAATTTTTATAATTTTCCTGCATGAGCCATTGAAGATACAATTAAAGCTGTAATAAATACTAAAAATCCAAAACCAGATAATAATGTATCTCTAAAATATAAAATTAATAAAATAAAAATAATAGAAATAATGAGAATAATAATAGATACAATAAAATTTTTATTACTAGTATTATTTTTATATTTATTAATAGCAATAATACTAACAATAATAGGTATTAATAATAATATTGTCATAATAACATAATGATATTGCATTAAAATATAAATAAATCCTGCATTTTGTTGTGGTAATAATAAATGATAATTTGGACTATTATCATTTATTTGATTAAAATTATTAGATGGATAATTAGGTATATTATATGATAATGGATATGGATATGGATATGAATATGGATATGGATATGGAAACATAATTATATAATATAATTATATATTATATAATATCATTTATTAAATATAAAATTTAAATATTTCTAATTTAAATATTTAATTCAATAAAACTAAGAATAGTTTTTATAATAATATAATATATTGATAAATAATAGATGATATAAAATATAATTAATGATATTAAAAAATCTTTATTTTTATATTAAATAAAAAAATATATTATATAAATATATATAATAAATGGAAGATGGAATAAAACAAGAATGGATAAATAAATTTATAAAAGATATTAATGAAATAAAAATATTATTAAATAAACAATATCTTGATAATTGGGCTTTAACTGGTTCTGCTGCTATTGTTTTTTTATTATATAAATATAATTTATTAAAATATTATAATCTCATACCTTCTGATATTGATATTTTAACTAGTTCTAATGATTTATTGATTTTAAAAAATTTAGGAAAATTTAATAAAGTTCAAAATACATTAGAAAAGAGTGCAACATTTCTTAGATCAAATATTAGTATTGATAATGTTATTAATCAAATTGATATAACAATAACACCAACTATCAAATATATTACTATTGATGATATAAATATTATTAATCCTAAACTAATATTAAAAGATTATGAAGATTATATTAAAGATCCTCATAGAGATATTATTAAAGATCAAACTAAAATTAATATATTAAAAAGATTTATTAATAATATTAAATTAGATTATACTAATGAAAAAACTATTAAATCAAAAAAACAAAATTTAAGAGATAATATTGAAATAAATAATAATACTTCACAACAATTAATTGATAATATTAGTCGTAAATTATTTTATTGATTAAATCAATTATTTATAACATTATTGTTAACACTAAAGTTATCAATATTATTATTATTATTCATTAATTGATTTAATTTTATATTATTATTATGTTTCTTACCTTCATTATGTTTCAATAAATATTTCTCACTAAAAAATATTGTATCACACAATTTACAATAATATTTTACATTATCTTTATCTTCTATATTTGAATGTTGACTTTTCATATGTAAATTTAAATTCCACTTATTTTTACCATCATATTCACAATATTTACATTTTGTTGATATTGGATTTAATTTATTTTTATGTTTATTTGTTTCTAAATGTTTTATTAATGCTGATGTTGATAATGTTTTAAAATTACATGTTTCACATATCTTATATTTACCATTTTTCTCTCCAGAACCACCATCTATCTCATTTTTATCTTCATTATTATTAATATCATCATTATCATTTTTTATATAATCAATATTGTCTTCAAATAACTCATTCATAATAGATTCAATATTATTTACTGTAACACTAATTTTCTTATTTTTTCTCATTTATTATATGATATATTATAGAATATTTTTATAATATTTTATTATATATTTTTATATTTTTTTATACTTATTTTTTATAATTTATATTCTATACAATTATATATTATTTATATAAATTAACATATTTAATATCTTTTTTCACTCTTCTCGATTATTTGAATTATTATTTTCATTATATATATATATATCTACTTCTATTTCATTCTCATTATTTAATACTTCTTCATTATTTGAAACTACTTCATTATTATCATTATCATTATCATTATCATTATTATATTCATTATCAATATTATCATCATTATATTCATTATCATTATTATCATCATTATATTCATTATCAATATTATCATCATTATATTCATTATCAATATTATCATCAATATTATCATTAATATGATCAATATTAATAGAATTACCATTAATTTGAATAATACCATTAATATTATCATCAAAATTACCAATCATATTATTTATCATATTAATAACATTAATAACTTGTCCATTTATGTTATTATTATTAATCATATTGTTCATTTGATCTCCTGTATTATTTTGAAAATTACCATTATTATTCAATATATTAGTAAATATAGTATTTAATGAATTATTAGTATTAAATAATATATCATTATTTTGTTGTATATTATTTAAAATAGGTTGTTGTTGTATATCATTATTATTTGAAGATTCTAAATTATATTTATGTTTACCTATTGATTTTTTACATGTTGGACAAGTATGATGATAATTTTTCAACCAATTTTCTATACATTCAGTACAAAATATATGTTGTCCGTCACAAGGTAATAATTTAACATCTGAATCATCATTAAAATCATCCATACAAATCATACAACGTAATGATCTATCTCTTAAATCTTGTTGAATAGTTGAATATTTTTGAGAAACAATATTATTTAAATCATTATCATCAAGAGTCACTCTAACAGGTTCCATTAATTGATTCATAGAATTTTGTATATATTCATTAATTCTAGTATTAAGAAGATCTCTATAATAATATTCTTTAATTTTTTCTTTAAATAATTCAGTTAATTCATTAGTTTCATCTTCACTACAATAAGTTAAAAAATAAGCACGAGTTCTATGATAAATATCTTGATTTTCCCAATCAGTAAAACATAATTTTGTGAAAATAAATGTATATTTATGTTTAGTAGGTCTGTTAACAGTACCAGTATCAAAATTCATAAATTTAGTCATATATTCAGCTAATATATCATCAATTATTTGAAAACATGTATAATCATTTATATGTAAAAATGGATCTAAATCATTTAAATAATTTAATTCATTATGATGTTCATTAATTATTTGTTGATATATAGTATTAATTTGTTGATTAGTAATCATACTCATATTTATATATATATATATAATCTTATAATATATTTATATTATTATAATATTATATTAAATGATATTATATGCAATTTTTTTTTAAATAAAATTTTTAATTTTTATATATTGATATTATTTCTTTCATAAGATTATTATTCATATCTAATATATTGAATATATTATTATCATCTTTTGTTTTATATTTATAAAAGTTATATAATTTTATAATTATATAATCTTTACTATTTATAATATTTATTATATCTTTTTTATTCTTCTTATCAAATATAAATTCTAATAATTTTATAAAATTTATTTCAATATCTTTATTGCTTTTTAATTCATTATATAATTTTAATAATTTTATTTCAATATCATCATTATCATAATTTTTTAATATATTTGTATTATCTATTTTTGATTTTATTATATTTATTATATCAATATAATTTAGTTTATATTTTTTATATATTTTTATAAATGTTAACATTTTTAACATATTATCATATCTTTCAATATATTTATTATAATATTCATCTTTAATTTTCTTATCATCATTATTTATTTTTTTTAAATAAAATTCATAATCAATAACTTTACCAATAATTAAATTAGGATGTTGTTCTTTATAACAATATAATGGCAATAAATATCTATATGAAATTAATATAAGTGAATTTAAATAATTTATATCATTATAACAAACAAAAAATAAATCATCATATTTAATATCAATATTTTCTTCTTTTAATAATAATATATTTTTTATATTCAATATATTAATTTTTATATCATTATCATCATTTAATATGGTAAATAATTTTATATTATTATTATTATTTAATGGATCAGGTTTATTTATCATATTATTATTTATTATATAATGATCAATATTATCATTAAAATTAATTAATTTATCTATTTGATAATATAATTTTATATTAAATATATAATAATTTGTTAATTTTGAATTATATAATTTGTTTATTATTTTTTCAACATCATTTATTGTACTTAAATCATTAAAAAATTTATCAGTACTCTTAAAATCTTTTATAAAGTCTTCATTAAAATATTTTTTTTTATCATTTTTTTTTATAAAATCATTTATTTTTTTATAATAATAAATCATATCTTTTATTTTTTTATCAATAACTATTTTTTTATTTGTATATATAAAAGAATTAATTTGTGTTATATATTGTTTATATTTATCTCTAAATCCTAGTTTCATTCCATTTGGTAATATTTTATTTAATTTATTATTTATCTCATCTTTTTCAATCATTATCCGTTGTTTATATATTAATGAAGTTAAATATTCTAGATCATCATTTCTTTTTTTATTTTTTATTTTATTTATATTATTATTTATTTTATTTATTTTTTTATTTATTTTATCGTATTTTTCTTGATCATATTTATCTATTAAATTATTTATATTTTCTATTAATAATATTTCAATATTTAATATTTTTTTATATAATAAATTTAAATATACAGAGTCAATATCGTCTTTGTCTATATTATCATTTAATAACTTAAATATATCATTATTATTATTATTATTATTTATTTTATTCATTATATCA